GCTGAAAGTTAAAAGCGGCAACACCATTACTCAGTTGATTCCGCTGCAGCCGGATAAAATTACCGTCAATCCGGCCAATCCGACTGACGCCTCGGCCGATTTGGTAGAGAGTTATACCTACAAGGATACGATAGATAATAAGACCTTCTCGGCGACCTATATACCCGAGGAAATCATCCACATCAAGACGCCGAACCCGACCAATCCTATCAGGGGCTATGGAGTGGTCGAAGCCGCGGCCGAAGTCATCGACCTGGATAATCTGACGACTAAGACCACCCGGTCCTTCTTTGAGAAGGGTGCCATTACGAACTTCGTCTTATCGACTGACGCTAAACTGACTGACGACCAGATTAAGAGGCTGAATGCCGAGATGCGCCAGATGTACTCCGGGGCGCAGAACGCTTATAAGACGATGATATTAGGCGGCGGTTTAAAACCCCAGGACATCTCTTACTCCAATAAGGATATGCAGATGCTGGACCAGCTGACGTGGTACAGGGATAAGATAATGGCCTTATTCGGTAACACCAAAGCCGCCATCGGCATGATTGATGACGTCAATAGAGCCACACATGAAAGCTCGATGGTCGAATGGAAACGCACTACAGTTAAACCGGATATGGACGCTATCGTAAATGCCCTGAATGAATATCTTGTCCCAGAGTTCGGTAATAATCTTATCTTAGGCTATTGTGACCCGGTGCCGGAAGACCGGACTGACGATATCTCCGAAGCCACTGAATTATACCCGGCTGGGATAATCACGCTTAACGAAGCGCGGGGCTTGCTCGACATGGAAGAAGTCAAAGATGGCGATAACTTCTATCAGAAACCGGCCCCAATAATCCAGCCGCCTAATCAGGACCAGCCTAAAGTGCCGGCCCAAGAAGGAGACCCCAATGAACAAGAATAAACCTGTGCCGAAGGTGCCTGCCTCGCTGAAACATCTGGATGTCGACTCTCTGTTGCGTAAGCGGGGTATCTACTTCAAGCAGCGGATGAACCATGAGCTGAAAGAGGCCGCTATACCATTAGCTAAACAACTTATTAAGGGTAAGTCCGCTAAAGCTCAGAAGACCGAACAGCAAGCGCGGAAATACGCCCATTACAGCAACGAGGAAGCCCTAGCCTACTGGCAGAAGCAAATCCATTCAGTTGAAGTCATCGAGAGCCATTTTGAACGTAAGATCGTCCAATTCCTAGGCAATATCCAGAAGATGGTCTTGGATAATTTAGAGTCAGAAGTCGAATCTAAAAAGAATAAATCCTTAGCCTTAAAGAAATTCAAGGTCAAGGATATCTTTGATGATAACCAGGATGATCTAGTCGTCCAGGCCGGGATAGATTTCACGCCATTGCTAGAGAATTTATCGGTCATCGCCGGCCAGGAAGCCTATAGATTACTAAAACAAGATGACCCTTATATCCCGGATGCCAATCTGCGCAAGCAGATAGCCGGTAATGTCGAGAAGTTCGCCGGCTCGATGCTCAGTACCGACCAGGAACATCTATCTGGGCTGATAGCTGACGGCATCGAGGGCGGTCTATCTGTCGACCAGATTAGATTGAATATAACCGATGACTTCAGCCAATATTCCAAGATGCAGGCCCAGCGGATTACCCGGACGGAAGTTTTGCGGACTTCCACAGACGCCACACTGGATGCTTATAAGCAGTCCGGCGTCGTCGAGGGCAAGCAATGGCTGACAGCCGGGGCGACTGATGAGTGCGAGGATTATGACGGCCAGATTGAAAGCCTGGATGGGAATTTCTACGCCGACACTACCGAATTCGCCGACGGCGACCCGCCGCTGCATCCAAATTGCCGCTGCGTACTCTTACCAGTCCTTATCGATGGCTAGCGGTTGTTGACATAAAAGCTAAATACTCTAAAACCTAAGTCCAGATGAGCCAAACCGAAGAAATCGTAGAACATGAAGACCGCGACGTATCGGCCAAGTACGACGCTGCCAAGAAGCAGGCCGTGGCTTCGACCGCGGTAGTCGACCGCCAAGGCGAAACCATCGACCAGAAGGGCTGGGACTTAAAAAACTTCAAAGATAACCCAGTGATGCTCTGGGCGCACGACCACACCATCCCGGCTATCGGGACTGCTGAGAATGTCCGGGTATCCAAAGCCGGCGGCGAAGCTCGGCTGGTATTCGAGCCGAAATTCAATGAAGCGACCGAATTCGCTAAAGCTATAAAGTTCTTATACGAAGGCGATGAAGATAATGCCCCGGTATTGAATTCTTTCTCAGTCGGATTCCGGCCGCTGGATATGGACGGCAACGCCATCACCAAGCAGGAGCTGTATGAGATCTCGGCCGTCAATGTGCCGGCTAACCCTGAAGCTCGGATGCTGGCTTATAAATCGCTGCGGACCGCCGGCTTTAAGAAGAAGACCATTGCCGAGATCGGCATCGAGGGTGAGTTCTTTACGGAAGTTGTTGACAAGGTCGTATCCTTAGAGAAAGATGTGTCCGAACTTCGCGGGAAGATTGAATCTTTCCAGAAGGTGAAGGAAGTCCCTAAACCTGAGCGAAGAGCGGCTAACGAACGCCTGTCTATGCTGAAAGTCATAGTCCGGGCGTCCGATAAGATCCTTGAAGGCGAAAAAAAGCATCTGCCGAAACCGCAGCGGGTTGATCTGACAAAGGTCATCAAACGGGCGGCCGAGAAGGTCATCGTCGAGGATCTGAAAAAAGTCCGCTAGATATTATTACAAGTTTGGTGAAGGTGCTAATCCCATCAATCCGACTGTCAATTAACAGGAGGATACGTAATGGGCAAGATTGCCGAATTACTCGAAAAGAAAGCCCTCGGTACGATTACCGAAGACGAAACCAAAGAACTTAGTACGCTGATGGCTGAGGCCAAGGCTTTAGGTGATGAAGAGCCTAAGACTGAAGGCACTGAGGAAGAGGCGGTAGACGCCCTGGCTCAGAAATTAGCTGATGCCGCGACTTCCCGCATGGAAGATGGTCTAAAGAAAATACTGGACGGCATGAAGCCAGCCGAGCCGAAAGTCGAAGTTAAGAGTGACGCTAAATTCATAGTCGATCCTAAGCTCGGCAAGAAATCAGTCGATGAGCTGAGTGAGATGAAGATGGCTGTCCCCGGCCGTAAAGAAGCCGGCAAGAAAGTTGTCGAGATCTCGCAGAAGACCTCGGTTTTCTTAGCCGCGCTGCTGACCGGTGAGAAAGAAAAGCTTCAGATATTGTCTGAAGGCACAGCCGCTGACGGCGGTTACCTGGTACCCGAAGAGTTCGCCGACATGATCGTCGAGGATATCCGCGACATGAATATCATGCGCCAACTGGCGGCTCCGGTCATCACTACCCATAGTGATACCTTCCACCTGCCGTCCTTAATCAGCCGGCCGAAGGCTAACTGGCGCGCTGAGAAAGCTGTCAAAAGCACTTCTACCGCCAGCTTCACTGAGAACGTGCTGACACCTTACAGCCTAGCCTCGATTGTTCCAATGTCTAACGAGTTGGTGGCTGATGCCTCCCTCGGCGTCGGAGCTTCGATTGTCAACTACATCGCCAACCTGATCGCTACGGCTCTGAACGAAAAAGAAGAGCAAGCTTTCTGGGTCGGTTCTGGCACCGGCCAGCCGACCGGTATCGATGGCGGTGTTTACACCCTGCGGACTTTCGCCGCTGGTGCTGGCGCGACCGACTCGCAGCGGGCTGACACTATCATCCAGGCTTACCAGAACACTCCCCAGGGCTACCGCAACAAAGCCGTCTGGGTTGCCAATATGGGTACGCTGGGCGAAATCGGCCGCTTAAAAGACAGCCAGAACCGCTACCTGTTGACCGACTTGGCCGGTTCGCCGACCCAGACCTTGAAGGGCCGCCCGGTTTACGAGAGCAACTTCCTGGCTGGTGGCACCCTGCTGTTCGCCGATCTGAGCTTCTACCAGATAGTCGACCGTGAGGGTATCTCGGTCCGGGTATCGGATGAGGCCACCGTCGCCGGTTCAAGTGCCTTCGAGAAGAACCTGACCTACGTCCGCGTTGAGAAGCGCGTTGACGCTGAGCTGATTCTTCCGGCTGCCGTCACCAAAGTGACCGGTATGGGTACTCCCTAGTCTCTAGAGTCCCCCTAGACTAGAATCGAACCTCCTATCAAGGGGGTTCTTTTCTTTTTGTTCTGGACAAAGTCTGAGATTGCTTTAGATTAGGCCTTCGGAGGAAGAAAAAATGAGCAATATCGTGACTATGACCCAAACGGTCAATGACCTTACGAACGCATCGACATACCGCGTGCGGTCGAAGGAGGCTGAACTATTAGTCGCCCAAAGTAAAGCCACTAAATCAGCTGTACGCGGCCCGGCTAGCAATGTATTACCGTCCAAAGAAGGCAAGCGCGGCCTTTAACCAACTTGTAGACAAAAGCTCAAAAACCGCTACTTTAAGCTTCATGAGAGTCAGAATCCTTAAGGACCATAAGTTCTTCAAGAAAGGTTCAATCGTGCTTATGAACGATATCCGCGCTCGCCAGCTGATTGAATTGGGAGTCGCGGTAATAAGTAAGGATATGGACGCTTACGATATGAGGACCAAGTAAATGGCTATTCTTTTAGACTATGCCTTGACCAATGTCGCGGATGTTAAAGAATCACTCGGCATAGCTTCCAGTGATACCAGCCGGGATAACTTAATAACCCGCAAAATCAACCAGGTAACTAACCAGATAGAGAACTATTGCCAGCGGCGGTTCGCCTTGACCTCCTATACCGATGAGGAGTATGCCGCCTCGCATATCGACCAGATTATCCTGCGCCAGCGGCCGGTCACGACTTTCACCTCTTTTGAGATCCGCGACACCGGTTTGAATGCTGATAACTGGGAGACGATTGATTCGGAGCTTTACTTCATAGATGACTATTCCGGTG